ACAACAGCAATCGGAATGCTCTCTGGCTTCAGAGAAGCTGACAGGCCGTCATAGATGTTCCTAAAGATCGTGGATGCATCAACATCAGAGTTGAGGACCACCCACTTACGCATGGACGAGAAGTCCTTGTCCTTTAGGTGCTTTACGAGGTCGGCAAGTTTTTTGATGCTATCAAGCTGAGCAAGAACGCCAGCATCAATACTTCCGAGAGCAGCAAACTGTTGAAGCTCGCCAAGTAGTCTGCGATAATCAGGAAAGTACTTTTCGACGATTTTGGCAAGCGCTGTTTTGTCATAGGTTATACCCTCTGTTGTTAGTATTTGTTCCACGCGCTTGAACATCTTGGATGCCATTGAAGGCTTCTCGGCTGCTCGGAGCGTGAAGTCAATCACCACTGTTCTTGAATGCAATGGTGCAATCAACTTTGCTTTGACATTACAGGTCAGGATGAATGTGCAGTTGCTAGAGAACTGTTCGATAGCAGCCTTTAGACCATCCTGCATTTCCTTGGTCAGACCATCAGCCTCGTCTAGAATGATGACCTTGCGGCCACCAGTAAGAGACATGGTTGATGCATAACCAGTAATCTTGAACCTGAGTGTGTCGATGCCTCGTTCGGTCGAGGCGTTGATATATAGGTAATCACATCCGACTTCATCACACATTGCCTTCGCAACTGTGGTCTTACCGGACCCAGCAGGCCCGGTAAGCATCATGTTCGGAATCTCTTTCTTATCCACATACGCTTGAAAGACATTCTTCAAGCGATCCGGTAGGATACAGTCCGCGATCTTATGCGGTCTAAACCTCTCCGTCCATAGAAACTCTTCCATTCATTTTCTCTTTCGGTTCAAACAGGTCTCCATAAGGTCCACAAGGAGAGTTTCCCTCATTGTTGATCCTTTGAGTGTAACACTTCACGCCTGATGGACTATACTTTTCACCTGTTACAAGATCATATCTTACAAGGAGCTTGGGGTTGCGGCAGATGTATCTTTCTTCCGACCACCGGTATGATCCCTCTGTCCTTTCATGCATCCACTTACAGTCTACACAGAATGGCGGTATTTCGTCACTCATGGTGCAGTCTTGTGGATCACGGCCTCATAGAACTCCTCGAACTGGTTGTTCTCCTCAACCTCGTCCTTGAAGTTAGCCTTGTAGTATGCCTTGGCCATGCGACGAATGAGCCTCTTGTCCACACCCAGGTTGTCGAATGCGGTGTTGATAATCTCCTTTTGCAGGTCGCGTTCTGCGCCTACACGGGTCAAGGAGTCGTTCATTTCCTCAATGGCCTTACGAAGAACCTTACGGTCCTCCGCAGTCAGACCATCAAGGGAAGTTGTTGGATTGTTATGTCCGATACCAGCCATATTAGAAACCCTTTGATAGATAGGCGGAGTTGGTGAACTTGGCTGATACAGCCCATTCCCATTGGTCGTTGATGATAGCAGAAGCATCCTCTGAGTCTAACTCAATACTATTGGAATCAGAGGCGCCGATCAAAGCGATGTATTCGTCATACATCTTGGTCGCGTCAACAGGACTCACCAGCCTCTCGTAAGCGTTGTATGCTTCTTTGATGCCTTCTGGTCCCTTTGTATGAGTTGCATCTTGAAGATCGGACAAGAGTTCACGCTTCTTCTTATCGTAAGCCTCCTTGGCCTCTGCATACTCCTTGATGTGCTCTTCTTTGTTTGTCTTCAAGTAAGCGATAAGGGTTGGAACCGAGTAGGTAGTCTTGATGTTTAGTCTATGCGTCAGGTTCATTACTTTGTCTCCAATGCGATGAAGTAAGTTAGGTTCTTGGACTTGTTCTCAAACTTGGCAAAGGCGCCGACCTGGACCTCAACATGATAGTCATCCGGAATGAGCCTCAAGTTCTCGGTCTTGAATGACGCAACGAAGTCCTTTGATCCATTCGTCATTTCACCAAGCTTCATATAGCCATAGTTCGATGCATCATTGGCGCGCTCATGGGTCTGTAGTCCCAGTTCATTGTTCTTACAACGGACTGTGAGGTTTGGCAGACTGGTCATGCGGGCTGTCTTTAGAAGTACTGCCAACTGATCGTTACCAAGGTCGAAGTCAACATTCACATCCTTGAGGGTCAGTTCCTTATCGGGTGGGCTGATGATAAGAGAGGCGGCACAGGCACGATAGTTGAAGGACATACGAGTGTCCGTCAGAACGATTTCTTCCTTCGTGAATGTCAGTTCGGGGTTCTTGAGGGTGGTGACCAGACCAAGGAACTGGTTCAGGTCATAGATACCAAACTCAACCGGAAAGTCGTCGTCCAGTGTTGCTTCTGCAAGGATGGATCGCTCGGCTGAGATTGTCTTTTGGACCTTGCCTGGTTTAAGGACCACACCACTATTGATAGAGGCGAAGTTGTTTAGGACCGCAAGGGTGCGTTCGGATAGTTTCATTATATACTCCTTGTTGGGATGTTCACTGTAGATGTATCATACTTCATTTTGAGTGGAAAGTCAAGACACTTTTTACTTCCTTCTCCAAGGCGAGAAAGCCTCCGTCATTGTGGATCACGGAATCAAACTTGGTTCCTAGCCACTCTCTTTCGGACAGATGTAGTTTGGCAATCTCGTCAGCACTCGGCATTTCGCCGCGCTTGATCCAGAAGACCTTACCTTTGGCACCACGAATGAAGTTAATCTCATTCACAAACCTGGTGTCAGGAATGACCACATTCTCGCGACCTTGAATGCGGTGTTCCAGAATATGAACCCAGATGTTACTATCCAGGTGGTCCCGCATGGCCTCGGTGCCAAACCTTTGTAGGATGTATCGAGGCGTAACCGAGTATCCTAGCTTCCTAGACCAGAAATCATCAGGTCTTTCACGAAACTCTCTGGACTCCTCGGTGTCACCTTCAAGGAGGTGCCGTGGCCAGCCAAAGAGCAAGGCCACAGCATCCTTTAAGGCATCAGCAAAGGAGAACTTGGTGTATCCGTGGTTTTCAACGAGCATATCGGCCACGGTTCCTTTACCGCAGCCGATAAACCCAACCAATCCTATAATCATCTAAGGCTTCCTGATAGAGCAGCGACTGCCTGTAAGTCACCACGGAAACCGTAGGTGCCAACGTGGACAGTCTTCATCCATGGGCACAACCAAATCTGGTAGCCAATGGCGCGGGCGTTCTGACAGAACATGTAATCTTCTGACAGATAACGGTGGGACGCAGGGTCAATGATGGTGTCAAAGTATGCGTGAATGTATCTTGAACCATCGAAGTTGGCCTGACCAACATGGTCTGGCTTGTAGTTCAGGTGGGGATACTCGTCGGCATACTTGGCAAACACTTCACGCTTGACCATCATGAATCCGGTGCCAATCTCCATAACCTCAACTGGTTCTGTAACCTTGAAGGATGTGGTTCCTGGAACCGGATTGAACACGAAGTCGCCGGTGATGTTATCCAGTTCTCCCGGAGGTGTCTCTGGGTTCTTCTTGAGAGCGTTGGCGATGTTGGACCAGTTGATAGACTTCTTGGGGTATGGTCCACCAGAAATGTCTTTGTCGAGGGCCAGCAGTGCTAGAACGTCTTGAGGGTTGAACTGAATGTCGGAGTCAATGAACAAAAGGTGGGTGCATTCCGAACGAAGGAACTCGTCCACCAAATAGTTTCTTGCGCGTGTAATCAGGCTTTCATTGAAGATGAAGGAGAAGCGGCACTCGATACCATACTGCATACAAGTGGCTTGAAGGTCGAGGGTCGATTTAGCATAAAGGCCGGTGCAGTTACCGCCGTAACAGGGGGTCGCAACGAACAATCTCTTTTTACGTAGTTCTTCTGTTGTTATTTTTAGTTCCATTATGAAGTCTCCATATACATGTGCGAAAAGCGCAGCGCCTAATGTTATATAGGCACCGCGCTATCGCGTCTTCTTAGTACTGAGTTATCAGTTTGTGCCGGTCAGGCGGTAGAATGCAGTACGCTTACCATTGACCTTGCGGTAGTTCGTGTAGATGGTGTAATCTTCACGCAGTTCAGCAATACGCTGGCTAATGCTACCACGCGGCACTTTCGTCACCTTGGACAAACGCTCCGTGGTGATACCTGGGCCCGTGTTATAACGGTGCAGGGCATTCTCAATCTTTGTAAGTGTTGGTACTCTCTTTGTCATTTTAGTCCTCATTCCAAAAGTCACATACAACAATACCAGGGACGGCGTGACATTCCGTCCCTGGCAATCTCTTAAATGCGAAGCCAGTTCAGCATTCAGAAAGCGACTTCGGCATCATCCTCGGCAGAAGCCTTGGTGGCATCAACCGGATCAATGCTTTCATCGACCTTCTTATACAGTTCCATGAAGGCATTCTTCGTGTCTTCGTCAAAGCGGTTCAGACAAAGCTGGATCGCCTTCTCACGGTTCTGACCGAAGATGGCATACGCCTCGCAGATGTGAACCAGACGGCGGGTGGAGATAATCTCCGTAAGCGCACCGTCCTTGAACGACTTACGAATAACATCGCCCCACTGAACCAGTTTGTCGATGAACTCGTTAGCCTCAATGTTAGAGGCAGCCAGAACATTCTTGAGGATTTTGGTCTCGGTCTTGATCGGCGGATATTCCTGCTCCATGGTAATGGAGAAGCGCTCCAGGAACGCCTCATTCATCACATTGGTTCCGATAAAGCGACCATCGTCAGAGCCCTTGCCCTTGGTATTGGCAGTTGCAATGATGTTGAAACCGTTTTCGGGATGAACAACGCGGTTCGTCTTTTTCAGATAAACGGCCTTGCCTTCAAGAACCGGCTGCAGACACATCATCTTGTTAGAACCAAGGTCGACTTCGTCCAGAAGCAGCACTGCTCCACGCTGCATCGCGGTGATAACCGGGCCATCCTGCCAAACGGTATGACCGTCGATCAGACGGAAGCCACCGATCAAATCGTCTTCGTCCGTTTCAATCGTGATATTGACGCGGATCAGTTCGCGCTTTTCAGCCGCAGCGACTTGCTCGATCATGACCGTCTTACCGTTACCGGAAAGACCCGTCACATAGATGGGATAGAACTTCTTGGACTTGATAATCGAACGCACATCGGCAAAGTGGCCGAAAGGAACATAACCCTTGAACTTCTCCGGAACCAGAGTGGCATTGTGATCGACCGAGACGCCGGGCGTCATGGCGACAACCGAAGCACTCTCAACGACCGGAACGAAAGACTCGATTTCCTTCGCCGGTGCGGCCTTCACAGCCGCGGCCTTGCGAGCCTTCGGTGCCGCAGGAGCCTTGGCAACCTTGGCGGCCTTCGGCGTTCCAGGCGCCTTCAGCGAATAAACGCCACGACCCACGCGGACCGCAGCATCATTGAACAGCCAAGTCGGATAAGGAAGATTGAACGCTTCCAGAACTTCATTCGCCTGGGCGCGGGTAATCTCGGAAACATCGCCCTTGAAGTGCTTCTTAGCAGCCGCAAGGAAGTTGTCACGATTGGCATTCGACTTCGACATAAAGGTTCCTTTCACATTTTTCATGATGTATCATTATAACAGATTGGCAGGAAAAGTCAAGGGAAAAAGGTGCGACATAGTGTCGCACCCTCAGTTCCTTAGGCTTTCTTCTGATCCTTGTTCTTGGAAACGCGATCGATAAACTGGCGGAGCATCACGCGATTGACGGTCTTCTTTGCGTTGTAGGCAGAGAAGGCTTTCGCAATCTGGTTGTTATTCTTCGCCTTACCGATATCGAGTTCGTTTACGGTCTGCTTGAGAGCAGCCACATCCACCACATAGTACTGATCGTAACCAGCAGTCGTGACCGGATAGAACTTGTTCTCGCGCCAGAACTTCGACGCCACCTCCTGACGCTCGGTGATGCTATACATACGCGACACTCTCGCGAAGCCGCCATTGTAGAGGAAGAACCCGAGAACATTGCTATCGGTACGATCCTTGATGATCTTCAGCAGTTCTTCCGTAAATGACCGAGAGTTATACGGATGAACATCGTAAGTCTTCTTTGTCACCGGATCGACATAGAAGTGTTCCTGGCGATATCTCCAAGAAGTACCGGGCTTGGTCGTCGTGTTAACCAGACGCTGGCCGCCATTGCTATCGCCGTCGGTGATAACGATGGTATTGACAATCTCGCACTTCGACTTCTTGCGGAAGTCATTGATAACGTGCGGAGCGATCATCAGCGCCTCATTCAGCGGCGTTCCAGACAACTGATCCGACCAAATCGTTTCAGTATGAGCGCAGTACCAAAGATAGGTAAACATGCGGTTCTGGTCGGCTGCATTCATACGCGAGGACAGAACATTGCGCAGAACAACATTGTTGCCGGCGATGCAGTTCTCTTTACCACGCGGATTGAACGGGTTCTTGGAATTGGTATCCTTGAAGGTATAAACCTCGAAAGGCACCTGGATTTGCTTACAGAACATCACGAGCGACAGCAACTGACGGATCGTAAACGACAGTTCCGGGTTCATGCTGCCAGACCAGTCAAGGAACATGACAAAGCCATGGTTCTTGCCCTTGGGAATGGTAGCCAGACGACGGAAGATATCGTCATTGTACTTGTAAGAGTGGAGTTTGTTGGTGTCAATAACGCCGGTCTTGGCGATGCTGATACGGGAGTAAAGTTCAGCACTCTTGCGCTGTTCAAACTCCTTCACCATGAAGGAAATGGTTTCCTTCTCTTTGTTACGCCAGCGCGTCATGGCCGCATTGGCATTGGCATAGTTGGTCGCAACGGCATCAGGATCGCGACGAACGGTGTGCATCTTTTCAAACGACTCGTTCATTTCCTTGATAACGACCTTGTAATCGTTAACCGCGTCCTTCATGTTGATTTCAGGGAAGTTGATGTAGATGTAATCTGCATCACTATCCTTGACAATCTTTTTCGAGTTCATTTCCCAAGCATCATTCGTTTCCGAAGTGGGAGCGCATTCGCCTTTACCGGCGCCGCGAGCACTACGGTTCTTTTGATCCTGGTCCTCGATATCGCCTTTACCGGCGCCGCGAGCACTACGGTTCTTTTGATCCTGGTCCTCGATATCGCCTTCGCCTCTTAGCGATTTGCCTTTACCTTTGCCGTCTTCATCGGCCTCGTCGCCATCTTCGTCAGACTCGCCGTCAATGTAATCCCAATCAGAATCGTCGTCAGCATCTTCGTCTCCTTCCACAAGTTCAAACTTGAGGTCATCCATATTTAGGAGTTGCTCTTCCATCTTCTGCTTCGCATAAAGATAGATTTCCTCGGTCAGAGCAACGGTTTCTGGAAAGGTTTCCAGAGCTTCAATACGCTTGAGGAAAGCACGCTCGGTTGCGTCAAACTGGATTTGATTGGCGACATAACCGCCCTTCAAATAGATGTTGGCGCGGTCGATAAAGGACATGTTATTGATGTTCTTCTTGGCGGTGCCGAAGAAGTCGCGCTCGATCAGTTCCTTGTAACCGAGCAGATAGTTGCGGCGAGTGCCGGGATAACGGCGCTTCTGCTTCTTATCGATACGAGCGTCCTCGATAACATTCAGAAAGCCGGCGACCGTTTTCATCTGATAAGAAGTAGCCTTATCGCCCCAAATCTTTTTGGCAATCGTCTCATAAGCATCTTTCCACGCCTTTGAAGGAGTATCAAGAGCATGACCAGTTTCGTGGACGACAAGCATATCACGAAGGTCATTAGAGACATTCTGCCAAACGGGCAGGATCAGAACGCGGTTCTTTAGGTCGAACATCGCGGTAGTAGCCGACGGGTTCTGCCTGACGGTAATGTTTTCCGTTGCAAGCAGTTTCGCCAGAATGTCGGTGGAGTTATTAGGAGTCATATCGTTCCTTGTGTCTTTCGCGACTGTCTTTATATTCTAACAGAAAGGATCGGTTTTGTCAATACAAAAAATGGGAGGGGTTCAACCCCTCCCATAAGGATTATTCCTTGGTGGAAAGCTTCGAGGCATTGGCCTCAAGGAACGCCTTGAGCGCCTCGGCTTCACCAAGGATACGCTCCCACTCGCCCTTATAGAAGGTCACCGGGAAGCGGCGAATGCCATAGAGCGAAACAGCGCCCTTGTCAGAAACCTTCAACTTCAACGCCTTCGGAGCGTTGGCCTTCTCCAGCTTGGCCTCAAGTTCCGCAATGCGGGCGAGATAGGCGGAGTCATCCTTGAAAATGCGACCAGACATGTGTGTTCCTTTCGTCTTCGTTTTCCGACTGTGAGAACATTATACACCAACCGCCGGAAAAGTCGTTGACTTAAGTCAAATCCTTGTCGCTTTTTGGTGCGACAAGTTGTCGCACCCTCTTATGGTTACGCTTACGCTTGTTTTTCGCCGTCTCATAGTCACGCTTCTGCTGGGCCTCAACCTTGGCTATTTCAGAGAGAACGTCGGGCGATTGATACGTGGTTGTGGTCGTGGTGTTTGTGCGTGAATGCCAAACCCGAGGCTCTGGGCGCTTATACGGTTCCGTGCGAAGCACTGGAACCTCGGAGATTGCCCAGTAGATAAGTGAAGCCAGTACATAGATCGTCACACCGATACCAATCGAGATACCCACAGCCTGTATAATGTCTCCCCATTCGGTAAGTTTCTCGTATGGAAAGTGGTAACCGTTATTCATTGCCAACGCTCCTTGATTTCTCTAATACGTTCCGACAGATAGGAGGCAACCATGTCGCCATTTACAACTTCGTCCTTTATCTTCAATGTTTGTAGTTCCATTTCAAAGGCACTTTTCAAGATTTGATCGTGTGAGTAGTTGTATGTGGCGTGTGGATCGGTTGCTTCCATGTTGGTTCTCCGTTAGGTTAGGTAGTGATTTGCCAGCCCTGATACGTAGATGATTGTTAGGATCACCTGGATAACGATCAGAGACCACTTTCGCCATAGGATGCCTACGAATAGCCACCCAACATTACCAAGCATTGAAACCGCAAGGTTCAATGGAAAGACATTGAATGAAGTGAGTGCCACGCCTACAATGAGGAAGGCAGTCGCGGTCCATTCAATGAAGAACTCATGCTGCGCTGCGTAACGCAGAATACGTGTATTTTTGTCCATGTTTGTTCGCCTGTTGAATTGCTCTACGCAGCTTCAAGTCTGAAGCCTTATCAACCATAGTGATACCTTCAAGATGGTCATACTCATGCTGAAAGACACGGCTTTCAAGTCGTCCCAGCCATCGTTCGACCTTTGTGCCATCGACATTCTGATAAGACACCTTTACGAAAGGTGGGCGCTTGATCTGAATCCACAGACCTGGGTAGGAAAGGCAACCCTCGGAGAAGAGTTCTTCTTCCTTCGTATCAAATTCATAATCGTATTCAAGGATTTTGGGATTGAACGCCACTTCGTCCAGGAACGCAAAGACACAGTAAGGCACACCGATTTGAGGTGCAGCCAGACCGTATGCATTGCGTGATCCTTTTGCGAGTAGAAGTGTGTTAGCCAGGTCCTTGGCTGTAATTGGTTGATCGTTGAAGTCATAGAAGTATGAGCTTCTATGGAGGATTTCACTATCATAGGGGATCAAAGCGGTCATTCAGTCCATCCCATTTGGTTCATGTTGTAAAGTGCATTGACCTTTATGAATGTATAAGAGCCATCTGCATTCTGCCGAATGGCTGTCTGTCTACACTGAAGTGCCTTTGGTCTCCAATAGACATTCGCCATCATCCAGGCGCGGGCACCTTCAGCGGTAGAAAACGAAGACAGGGCTTCTTCAGTGCTAGTGTTTGGTAGGTTCGTCACCGTTCTCGTCCTTCATCATGGTTCTAAAGTCAAAGTTGTCTTCCAGTTCGGACTCGATTGCTTCTTCCTCGATGTTCTCGAAAATCTTGGCAATGCGCTCGAAGTTCTCTCGCTGGATTGCGGCCATCTTCTGCTGGCTCTCCTCAAGGATTGCATCACGGATGATGGTATTGATCCTCTGACCCTGAACCAGACCATAATCGGTCATCTGTTCTTCCTTGAGAGGAAGGCGTTCCAGGATACCAGTTGGACCTGGTGCAAGGACGAATGGAATCTTTCCTTCGTCCATCATGCGTTCAGACTCAGCCATAACGCGAAGTATCTCTTTCCTAATAGACATGCCTTGTGTCCTTTCCAATGATGATCTATTCTAGACCATTGGTTCGTCCTAGTCAAGCATCCTTTTCTAGGACCGAGAAGTTTTTGATCTTGGTAAAACGAAGGTTCCTTTCGAACTTGTCTACCATTGCGTCCTTATGGCTGATAACGAAGACATTCGTTCCTTCACCCATGTCCCACATCAACTTCATGAAGGCATCAATGCCCTCGGTGTCCATGGCACGATCAAGGATTTCGTCAAACACTATGATGTTGGTGGCGACACTATTCTTGAGTTTAGCAATTTGCCTCCAGGTAAGTAGGATCGCCAGGTCGATGCGAAGCTTTTCTCCCTCACTGAAATTGTGATAGCTGAACTCGTCTCTGTAACGAGACTTGATAGTTTCGTTGAAGGATTCATCGATGTTGAAGTTAACGAAGAACCCCATTTTCGATAGATACTTGTTAATGTGTTTGTTGATGATAGGCAGGTACTGCTTGATAATCTTTGTCTTAATTCCGCCATCCTTGAGGAGTGTCGCGGCAAGGTCGATGTACTGTCTTTCATCTAGAAGGGCCTCCTTCTCCTTTTGGAGTTTAGAAACATCATGTTTGACTTCGGAAAGTTGTCGTTCCGACTCTTGGGTTGTCTTATCTGACAGATGAAACTCTTCAATCTGTTTCGTAACCTGGTCCAGTAATCGCTGATAGTTCTCATGGTTGGCCTTTGAGGTAGAGACGGATTGCCTCGTTCGATTGACCTGATCTAATACTAGTTCGATCCTATTTATAGATTCCAGAACCTCAGTGATCTGGTTGTCAATCTCAACGATGCCCTCGGCCAGTTGTTTAGACTTCTTGCTGTTCTCCATCAGGGCCAGGTTCTTGAAGGTATGATCGATTGATTGCTTACATGTCGGACAGTTATCGTTCTCCTTATAGAACTTGCTTTCCTGACCTACACGATCCAGGTTGTTCTCGATCTTGGACTTGAGAGATACCATCTTGGTATGCTTGGCCCGCAGGGCAGACTGGTCGGCAAGCCCATCCAGAAGACCTTCTAGTTCTGCCTGACCTTTCTCAATCTTATCAAACCATTCGGCAGCCTGGGTCCAGTAATCGGCCTTCTGCTTGCGTAGTTCCTGTAGCTTCTCTTTGTTGTTGGCCTTCAAGGATTCCAGTGTGCGTTCAATGTATGACTGGTTCTCCTCTTTCGAGGTCAGTCTCACACGGTTCTTTTCCAGGTTCTCTCTGTTGATCTGTAGCTTGTTTTTCACTACAATCGACATAGCCGAGAAGATACCAATGTCCAGCAGGTCTTCAATCACGCTGCGTCTATCCGAGGCCGTAAGCTGCATGAATGGAACGAATGAGGCTGATCCAAGGATTACAACCTGGGTGAAGGTCTTGTAGTTCATCTTGAGGATGTGTTCCTCTAGATACTTCTGGTAGTCCCTGACCGCGGCGTCCTGATTGACCATTACACCATCACAGTAGATTTCAAAGATGTTGGGCTTCACACCACGCAATACCTGATATCTCTTGGTGCCAACCGTGAAGACAACCTTGACGGCACACTTCTTGCCGTTGATCGAGTTCACGACATTTCCCTTTGGCACCTTACGAAATGGTTTACCAAATAGCGCAAACGTCAATGCGTCCAGGAAGGTTGATTTGCCCGAACCATTATGACCCATGATAAGAGTATTTTTATGAGTATCCAACTCAATCTCGGTCCAGGTGTTACCTGCGGATAGGAAGTTAGACCAACCGATTTTGTGAAATGTAATCATCTTTTAGGTTTTCTCTTGTTCACTCTCTTGATGTAGTCTGCATAGAAGCCGATAACATTACAGAACCCCCAGTCCTTGAAGGGTTCTTTCCTGACTATGACGGCTCTTGTGTAATCCCATGACATATCTTCTGCCCATTCGTCTCTATACTTCTTGGTGTGATACCTTACCGGATAGAACCTTCTCATACCGTCTCCACCTGCTGTGCTTCCTGATACACATCCAACATAAACTTCGTCATTCTAACACCATCCACAGGCAATGTCAAGCCACTGATGTACTTCCTAAGGATCGTTGGTGTGTCCTCGGCCTCGTCAATCTCTGCGTCTTCCTCGTTATCGAGTAGGACATTTGGGTCTTCAATGATGTTGATATCAAGAGGACCGGCCTTATAGAGTGCATCAAACAGCATATCAAATGAGTATGGATTGGTCTTGTTCACAACCACCAGTTTGACATACGTGTTACAGTATGGTGTATAGTCCGTCTTCTGTATCTTCTCGACAATGTTGGGGTCTTCCACATCGTCATACTTCATCAGTCGGAACATTCGGTAGGGGTTTTGGTGGAACTCGACTTTTCTTGTGTCAGTATCAAATACACTGAATCCTCTAGGATCACCATAATCACTCCAAGTGTACTCAGCAAAGGCACCAAGATAAGTGATATTGCCAACAGTAGAACGATGATGATAGTGCCCACTATAGACATGATCGAACTTATCAAAAAGATCGCGAACGAGCCCATGGTCTGATATGACTCCTCTATGCATCTGAAAGCCATTGAGTTCCAGATGACCGAATGCAATCTGTGCCTTCGGCTTTGTGATTGCCTCTATGCTCTCGTCATAGTTGCTGTCTGTTATCCAAGGAAGTAGCTGAACGGGAAAGCCAGCAATGTCAATAAGAGTAGGAACAGAATAAGTGTGGATGTATTTGTATCGTCCTCTAACCAACTCATCAAGAGCGTTAACTTCGTGAGAGTTCTTATAGTAGCTGTCATGGTTGCCTTGGATGATGTGAGTTTCAACGCGGCGCTCCTCTAGTGGTTCGATGAAGTCTTCCCTTAGGCGTCTTGCCGTAAGGAACTGGACATACTTGCGTCTATCCAGCAAGTCCCCAAGATGTATAACATACTTGATTTCATTCTTGTCGATGTAGTCCAAGAACCAGTTGAAGCACTGTTGCTGATAGTGGTGGAAGGAAGGATTGTCGTTGCGTATTCCCGCGTGACTATCCGTGATTAGAGCAATCTTAGCCATTCTTTAGATACCTTATCATATTTTCTAGGATTGTAACATCATCTTTAGCTTGTCCGAGCGCCGTATTACAGCAAGTGCAGAGTAACCCTCTATACTTTCCAGTTGTGTGACAATGATCTAACGCCAAAGCTTTCACTCTGCCGTTTAGAGTTGCTGTCTCTGGGTTGCCGCAAATGGCACATACGCCTCCTTGAGATTCAAAGAAGCTCTCGTAAATGTGTTTTGTTGCCTTGCGGCGCCTTTCTCTGGCGTTCTTCTTAGACTTTTCGTGGTTCTTGTAATAGGCTTGCATTTGGCGAGCATGTCTTTGTTCCGTAGTCTCACCATTCACTTCATAGTTACAAGGCTTACAGATGTGTCTAAGATAGACCTTTCCTTCTGGTTTCCCGGTAGGCTTGTAAGTTCCGAACTGATCTAATGGTTTCTCTAAACCGCATTCGCGGCATACCTTTCCTACCATACAGGATTTCCTTGTGTCCATAATACAAACGCCTTCAATATAACATAGAACGCATTTGAAGTCAAGGCCGCATAGAAGGCTGCCTTTCCTATGGGGTTAATCATCATCCGGCTTGGTCAGTTCCTTGTATGTCTCATACTCGGAGTTCCTTAACCATCCTAGCTGCATCATCCTTCGGAACATTTCCTCTCGATCTTC